GCAACTCTGTACGCTATGATGCGTCTTTGTAAAGAGGGTCATTGATCACAGACGTTAAACGATCAGCTTTTCAAGTACATCCCCTACATCAACTATAATCAACAATGGATTACAAACTGCTTTTGAAAGTGGTGAATAAGCGTAATGCTTTGCTTGTTGGTGGATCCGCCGCAACTCTGTACGCTATGATGCGCCTTTGTAAAGAGTCTGCGAAGGAGTATGGGTTGATGGAAAGAATTGTCTGTTGGTTACGGGAATTGGTAATGACCCACCTTGGCGTGAGCTACGGTGACCAATTCCGCCGAGCATTTCAAAATCGGTTCGTAGCAGTTGAATATAAAAGTCCGAAAGGACATAGTCATGGTATAGCTGCTGGATTACGAACCGCCGCCCAAAAGTCGATTATGGACTTTATCGAAGTCGAGGGATACGAGCCATATGTCATTTCGATGTCAGCCAGAGATAAAATGTATGATGGCTATCATCAAGTGTATATGAGCAAGGATGTTGTGCACCCCTCGAAGTCAGATCCTGTCCATGATAGACATGTGTTGGTGAGTATAGATGCCGACTACTATGCCAACGTGCCGCAATGGTTACGATATGGCCGCCCCGCCCTATTCTATACATTCACACCAACGCAGGTTGGTGGTGTTATTGATGATGGTTGCTTCTGTATCCGTGAAGATGAAGTCACATACAGAGTTAACGGAGGTGGGAGTTATCATCACAAAATCTGGGATTATTCTCGTGATAGTCTCAGAGTAGATTATTTGACCGGATCGTGGTTTTGCAGTGTTGAAACTAAAGAGATGAGCAAACAACGGTCCGTGGTTTGTATAACACCACATACTTGGGTTTGGACTCCTATTGCTCGGTTTATACCTGGGGAGAATTTGGTTCGGAGGAGATTCGAGAAGAGCCCTGGTATTAATCGGTCCGATTATCTGACAACCAGCGGAGAGCATCGGGTGAGTGTTGGAAAACCAGGTTTATGGCATGCCGTCGATACGTCCCTGGCTACTTATGAAGCTATTCGGGTTCGTATGAAGGTTGCTAGTAAACCGGATATCCAGACTGTTGAGAAATTGCTCAGAATGGAGAAAGGGCGAGTCGAGGATAACAATCTGGCCAATGATGCAGCCTTGTTATATGATTGCATCCGTCAAGATGAATGTATAGGCCCTGTCCCATTCACTGCTGGTGGGCATCCGGATTCATATCAATGTTCTGGACACCCAAAGAATGGATATTTGGTGACCGAAGACGGGATGAGATGTGGAAGGGAGGTTGCCCCACCATTGTGCACCAATGCCGCAGTCGTACCAGTTGTATCATTAAACAATGACATTGCATGCATTGAAGGTAGGGTGAACCAAGTTCGGAATGACACTGAGCCTCTGCAGAAGTTTGCGAGTTACGCAGCAGAATTTGCTCAGTTTGTAGTGCCGAAGCGCTTGATGAAGACTGGAGTGCCGATAAGTATCGAAGAAGTGATCGAAATCCAGTCGAAACCAACTCAGCGTGCACGGTCTGAACAAGTGCATAATTTGACAACTACACCAGACGGGGTGCCCATCACCGTAAAGGCCTTTATGAAGAAAGAAGCCTACGGTGGGGTGAACCATCCACGAAATATATCAACTGTGCCGACTAGTCACACGTTGACGTATTCATCGTACACTTATGCATTTAAGAGGCAAATATTGTATGACGCGAAGTGGTATGCTCCCGGTTTACAACCAGAGGAAATTGCCCATCGTGTTGTGGATATTTGTCAACAGTACGGTCTGGTTAGCGAAACGGACTATTCACGCTTTGATGGCACTATAAGTAAGTGGTTGAAGGTGCATGTCGAGCGGGCAATTTATAAACGTTGGGTGGCATCTGATCATTCGGATGAATTGGGGAGATTGATGTCAAGTGAGGACAATCCTCCCGCCATAACCCGTAACGGTTATCGTTACAAGCCAGGTTATGGTAGGTTGAGTGGAAGTCCAACCACAACTGACGGAAATACCCTGATTAATGCCTACGTTTCGTACGCCGCTAATCGACTCGCCGGATCCACCGCCGCTGAGGCCTACGAGAGGTTGGGTCTGTATGCAGGAGATGATGGAGTGACACCCATCACTGGACATTTTATGGAGGCTGCTGCTTCTGCCCTGGGATTGAAGTTGAAATGCGTCGAGTGTACCCCTGGCAGTGCAGTTAATTTCCTCGCACGGAGGTTCCCCGACCCGTGGAGTGGAGGATTAGGTAGTGTGCAGGACCCTCTTCGGTGTGTTCGCAAACTGCACATTACGTTTGCCCCCGTTGATGTACCCATAGGAGTAGCTGCGGTCAATCGCGCCATTGGGTACCTCGGACTCGACCCCAACGCGCCAATCGTTTCGAATTGGTGTCGTAAGGTACTGGAGTTGTCAGACAAGAAGGATTTGGAAGGGAGAGAGCGTTGGATTGAGAGGTGTCGTGTGGACTTGCCGTATTTGAATGAAGGCTGGCCACAAATACCGAACCGTGAAGATGCGGTTGCCACAGTCGCTGATGCTTATGGAACGGATGGAGCTACGATCACGTCATGGTGTGATGCTATTGATGCCGCCAAGAGTCTTGATGAATTGAGACTGATCGTAGACGCCCCGTCCATTGATAAAGAAGACGTGGCAACACGCAATGACTCTGGGTTACCAACAGCGAGACTACCCACAACCAAACCGCCACTTGAGCGCCCGAGCTCAAGCTCTGCTGGTTCTAGTAGTTCAGGTTATGGCAGTAAGAACCGGAACTATGGACGACGTGTCCGTCCGAAGAAGAGGACCAACCAGCATCGAGGTTCAAACTCGGGTGACTGAGTTCCAGTCTACGTCTAGAGCTGACGTTAAATGCTCCGACGTTGGTGTG